CCGGTAGCCATGCCAAGCGCATTCGAAACAGATGTTGCAAAACTGCCAAAGTCCGGCGATTCCGCTGTGCCGGTCTGGTCCGTCGCGCCGCCCTGCCCATCGCCGTCGCCGTCGCCAAAGCCATCGCCGAACGGGTCGAACGCCTGCCGCCCAAACGCCGTAGAGCGTCCAGACAAAGCGCTAGGGCGCAATGCAAAGAGATGGCCGCAAGAGTTCGCGCTTAGCTGCCCCGCGCCAGCCTGATTGACCAAAAACGGGTTCTGAGCATTCCCGCCGCCCGGTGTGTTGTTGAATACCGGGAAGAAGCCAAAGCCGGAGTTGTTCGACGCTTGATCGCCGATACTGCCGCCGCTGAACGGCTGACCAATAAAGCCGGTCGGAACGTTCGAAGGCCCGAAGCTGGAGCGCGTTGATGGCTGATCGCCAATGCTACCGCCAGAAAGGCTTGAGAACGGATTGCCAAACAAGTCAGCCATTATGCAGCCCCTCTTTCAACGTCCGCCCGCATGTCCAGGAGCGTGACCGGAACCGGGTCCGTCACCCGCAAGCGGAAAACCATTTCGCGGCCTTGGCCTAAACGATTCCAGCGAACGCGGTCCTTGTATTTGCCGCGCTCGCCAAGGCTGCGCGTTAACTCTGTGCCGAACGTGTAGCCACCATCACGGCTGACCGTGAGCATCACTTGCGGATCACTGCCTTGGCCTGTCAGAAGCCCTTGCCCGCCGTCAAAGTTGGCGTCCAAGCCAGCGAAAAACAGGCGTTCTTCGCCCTGATAAAGCGGCAGTGTCGTAACCGCGTATTCCATCGGCTGACCGGCTTCCGTGTATGTGTTCCGGTCAACCTCATAGATTGCGCCGGTTGTCCGGTCGCCAATCATCACCTTGCCGTAGGCTTCCATCTGACAGCCCGCGCGCCAAAGCACAGCATCCGAACCGATGCCGGTTTTGCGTTCATGCCAACGGCCTGTAGCTGCGTCGAAAACGTAAGCCTTGTTGCCGCTTGGGAACACGAACGCGATGAACTTGTGACCATTCTCAGACCACGCCCAGGCAATGCAGTCTGATACGACCGCCATGTCTTGTAGATCGGCTTCAATGGCGTGTGTGCTGATGCGCTGCGGCTCATAGCCATTGGCGCGATATATCGTGCGGTCCTCGCCTAGCCAGAATACGGTGTTGTCTTCTTTCGCCACGCCCATGCGCGCGCCGCAACCGCGCTCGATCACGCCGCCATCAATGCGGGCGAATGGGAAGTCAGCCGCGCCGGAGTTAAACCAGACCTCTGTTGTCTCTTCGCCGAATAGCCACAGTTCGCCATGGTCGGCGATCATGCTAACCAAGAGATCGGGGTGCTTCTCAGCGCTCGCGAACTCCAACGCATCCAGCGCGTCAAAGTTGGCTAAGGCGGATATGAAATATTCCTCTGACGTTTTCCGCATATACACGGCGCGGTCATCGAAGTTCACAACACGGGTTGCCGGAAGCCAATCAGGATCGTTGTCAAGTATCCGCTCGACCTTAGCGTTACCGTCGGGCTCATAGATGTATCCGTCGCCGGTATCCGTGCAGAACACGAGTTGATTACGGTTCGCGGCCATGCTTACGGGCGTATTGCCTAGGATCGACTTGCCGGTCAGCGCCGTCGCCGTGCCATCCCGCGCCACCTTATAAAGCTTGTCGCCCGCGACCGCGTACAGGATGCCCGCCATAGTCTGCATTCCGCGAACGCCAAGCGATGTGCCGAGCGTCGAGAATGCCTTCAGCCCGCCCGTGCGGCTGATGCGCGCCTGAGTGATAGCGCCGCCTTCCGCCGCCTCTACATAGGCGTTCACAACGGCTTGTTGCGACCATGGGCGCACGTCAGACTCTGATGTCTGAATTGGTAGCGGGATTTGAATGCGGGGCATGACGGGCGCTTAATTCACGCCGGAGCGGTAATTGCGGTCATTGAACTGGCTCGGCATATTCAGCAAGCCGGAATCAACCGCCATCTTGAGCGTCGTGTCATCGCTGACGTGCTGGTACTGCGCCGCGAACCGGCTTTGAGCGCCGGGGTATTCCTTCGCCACGACCTGCGGGATTGGTCGACCAAACTCTGCCGCCAATTCATAGGCCAGCATATAGGCGACGTTGCCGAGGTGCTTGTCGTCGAACGTGACCGTGCTTGACGACGCGTAAGCCGTATGGGCAAGGCCGGGATACCGGAACAGGATATCGTTAAGCGCCTTAACGCCGATATCCATGTCCTCGGCAGACGCGCTTTCGCCAGCCTGGATCGCCGTCAGCATACGCAATGATCGGCTGATAACGTCCTGCGCTGTGGCCATCAGTCAGCGGCGTCCGGTTCGCCGTCTTCATCGTCGCTTTCGTCAGCGTCTTCGACTTTGAAAGCGCCAGCCTCTTCAAGTGCCGCACGAAGTTTTTCAGCGCCAAGACGCGCATTGACTTCGATGTTCTTCTCAGCGGCGAGGGCCAGGAGTTTGTCTTTCTCGGACGGTTCATCTGGCTCTGTCCCGATATTGGCAGGACTATCGGCCCAGCCTTTGGGGATATCTTCAGAGTCCAAGATTTTCGCTTCCAGCGCGCCGCTAACGTCGTGACGGTACATGTAAACTGAATGGCCCATGATGAAGCCTCCGTGATGTTATGGGGTGTAAAAACAGGACAGGCGGCAGAGGCCGAAGCCCCCGCCGCCCTTGCCGGTTACGCGGTGCCGCTGATGCGGGTTGCGAGATCGGGGTAGATGGCCTTCACGCCGTAGAGAACATCCATGCGAAGGATGTTCGCATCGGTATTGATGTCGTATTGCTCGACCACGCGCACAGAGAGTCCGTTGTGGCGCTGCGTGAAGTGCTTCGCGCCCCCATTGGGGGGCTCAAGATCACAGATCGCAAGAGCAAAGGCGTTCTTGTGCATGACCAAGTTAGACCGATACGCGGTCGCGGCAGAACCAACGACAGTGATCGCCGCATTATCCGCCGGGGCGGCGCTAACTGTCTGATACGGACCGGTTGTGATGATTGCCGGAGAGATTGTCAGGGCGGCATCACCAGAGCCATCACTGTCAGCATCAGCCGTAACAACGAACTGCTGCAAGAAGTCTAGAACGTCTTTCCCGTCTGTCCCGCGCGCGGGGACAGGGTTGACGGCATAGACCCCAGCGACAGTAAACACGTCGCCTTTCTTCAGAACGCCCGTCACGCTGTTTGACCAGCCGTCAGTGTTCAAGGTCTGTGTGTTCGTGTTCCGGGCCGTCGAATAGGTGACGTTCTGGTTAGCGCCATCAACTAGCGGAGTGCCGCCAAGAGCGCCGACAGTGTGGTTGCGGACGTTCTGGGTGGCGTAGGTCATTGCGCCAGAGATGTCGCCCAACCGGGCAGACTCATAAGCGCCAATGCTCAGCTTGTCCGAAAACAGGCCGGTCTGCGTCGCCGCAAGGCCATAACGATCCCGCGGCGCGAGCGCGCCAATCCGCCCATCTTCCTGAACTGCCATCTCATCAAGGCGCTCAGGCCCTTTCGACAAGTCAGCAAAGCTGTTGATGGTCTGCCCCGGAGTCCCGACCCAATTCCAGACGCTGGAATAGAGCGACGCAATATCGCGATCCATCGTATTCGCCAAAGCGATCATGCCCGGCTTGATGTAGCGCTCGCTGTATTGTTCGATTGAAAGCGCCTGGTCGGCAGTTGTGAACTCAAACGCGACATGCTCTTGCTTGTCGATTGTGATATTCGTGGTGCCTTCGGTCACGTCCTGCTTAGACAGTGCCGCACCAGAGACAGTATGGAACTTGACCGGCTTACGGATATCAACCGTAGCGCCGACCTTCTTGAACTCTTGCTTATAGTCTCGGTGCACGATATTGCCAAAGACCATGTTGTTCTCAAGCTGAACAAGCGCCTCCTTAGCAATGATGCTTGGAGTGATGATTTCGTTAGCCATTTTAGGCGATCCTTATTTAAGGCCCGCACGCATGTCTGCGTTTCTTTTTTTGGCGTAATCGGCCATGCTCATCTCACTGAGTTTGGGTGATGGCTTCGATCCGCCTGCAAGGGTGCGGGCTGGTGTTGGGGCTTTGGTCCGCTTCTTTCCAGGAAGGGTCGCCTTGGCCGCTAGCGAGGCAATCGCCATCGCTTGACCTGTAGGCGTCAGCTTGGAAATGCGTTCCGATTCATCGGGGTTTTCCACGAGGTAAAACGCTGCTGCATGGCCGTTGTCTGCTTCGACTAGCGCGTCGGCCATAACCGGCGTCATTGCTACGTCTTCGTCCGCAATGATGTCGGCAAAGCCATCAAGTAGCCCGTCGCCTTTCGTCACCCACGCTTGACGCTTTTCGACCGTCTCGCGTTCCTGACGCTGCCGCGATGTCTCATTCGCACGTTGGCGAGCCTCAGCCTTAGCGGCATCGATCTGCGCCCGTGTGCCATGATCCACGGCGGCGGCTACGTATTCTTCGATTGACTCAAAGTCTTCGAACTTCGGCGCTGGTTTCGGCGGGTCTGGTTGCTTCGCTGGCGCTGCCTGCGCCTGTTCCACCATCATCCGCTGATATGCCGAGTTCTCTGCTTCAAGCCGCGCTAGGCGACGCTCCAACCGGCCTGGGCGTTTCCGCTTAGGTCGTGGCTCGTCATCCCCTTCGCCATCGTCACCGTCAGCCTCGTTGGCTTCGGTTTCAGTTTCGTCCGCATCATCGGCTGGCGTTGCGTCAGTTGCATTCGCCGCGGTATCCGCCGCATCGGTTTCGGCTTCCGGCGTAGCGGGCGCATCGTCCGCTTTCACGTCATCGGTATCTGCCAAGGCTTAGAATCCTTCTTGTTGCGCCCCAGGTTCGGGCATTAAAAAACCCGCCTCAGAGGGCGGGTTCGGTGGGAGTTGCTGTTGCGGCTGCATCGTGTCGGGCGGTGGCCCGGTGAGCGCCGCGAGTTGCGCTTGCATCGCCTGCATACTCATCTGCATTTCGGCCATGATCTGCATGGTTTCGGCCTGCGCTTTGGCTGCGTCAGCCTCGTACTTGCCAGCCATCGCCATGTCCTTCTTGGCGCTCGCCATTGCGGCAGGGTCTGGCTGATGTTCCTGTTGCGGCTGCTGCTGCATATCTTCCGGCATTTCCTCTTGCGTCAGGATGCCGGGATTCGTCTGCGCCATCAGCTTGCGGATACGGTCTTTAATCGGGTCTTTATCCGGCCAATCCTGCGCCTGGACGTACAGATCAGCGATGTAAGCGCCCATTTGTGGCATGGATTGAATGAACTGCTGCATGGAGTCCGCAGCCTCTTGGCGGCGCGTCTGATATGCCGGGCCAACATCGACCACAACGTCATATTTGCCAGTGTCGAAGCCGTAAGAACGCTCATCAGGCGGATCAATTACCGCGTTAATGCGCGCCGTGCTTTCGCTATCATCCTCGCCTAGAACCCTGATAACGCGATCCGTGTCGTAAATGATCGGGATAATCTCGACCATCAGCTTGCCAGCGTACTCAATCGAGCGCGCCAGGTTGTCGATGAATGTGAATGTCCCGGTGTCGGATTCCATCTGACGCTGTCGGATTGCAACGCCGCTGGTTTCATTGGAGCGGTTGCCAAGCCCGGCGTCGTAAATGCCGGTGGTTGCCTTCATATCCTCTGCGGCTAACCCAACTTCCTGGCTCCAAGCCTGTGACGCCATCGGCGGCGCAATGCGTTGCGGCATAGCGCCAGGCGCGTCAGGGTCGGGATTATATGGCAGAATCGGATAATTCTTAGTGTTCGACGCCTGCCAGATCGCCTCGTAGCCCTCGATCATGCGGCGCGTGGCGATATAGGGCGCGCGTGGCTGCAACGCCCCGGCTTCTGCCTGCGCTGTCCGGCTGTAATTGTACATGCGCTGTGCGTCTTTAGCGTGGCGGATAAGGCCATGCCGCACAGTGCGATCGCCGACTTGAATTTCCTCGCCAATGACGGGGATGATCGGGATGCGCTTGCCAGGGAAGGGCGTAGGCGGTTCAAGCAGAGCGTCGCCGCTCATAATATACTGGACAACCTCGGTCACTTCCCTGCGCCGAACTTGCCCGCCGATATCCTTGTAGACCCTCAGCATTTCGCCGCCGGTCATTTCTTGGCCGTCTTCTGCGATCCAGACCTTGCGCTTTTTCTTGCACCAGTATTCGGCAACACGAACGCGCTCGCCTTCAATCCAGCCGCTCCAAGCGTCGCCGTTCGCCGCTTCCCAATTCGTCGGCACAGCGTCCGGCCATTCAGCCTCGAATGCCGCCTTAGAATACCATTGCGTGACGAAGCAATAGCGCGCGTCTTCACGGGTTTCCTCTGCCGCGTCAGGATCCCAATAGACGGACAACGGATCGCGGATTAGTTCAACCGCTAACTCTTGCTCGTCGCTGGTTTCGTCAACGTAGCGCGTGGCAATGCGGAAATGCCCGATGCCGCACTCGACAGAATGCGCTCCGGCCCGCGTGTAATGCCGCGTGGCGCTGCTTGATTGCTCGATGTGCCGAATGAGGCCAGTAAGGATTTCCGCCGTTTCATCGTCCGCATCATCGTCCGCAGGCCGAACGCGAATGGCGGGCCGGTTCTGCTTCATGTCGCCGGTAACTTGACGGACGAACTGGGGCAGGCGGTTGATGGTTAGGCATGGCCGGTTATCGCTTTTGCGGGCGCTTTCGACTTCGCTAGGCCATTGCTCGCCAGCCATGAACTTAAGATCATCGAGCGCTTCGTCGCGGTTGTCTCGGTCGAAGTCTACAGCGGCTTCGAATTGTTCGCGGGCGGTGCGGAGTAGCGCTTGCTCGTCCATCAGCCGACGAACCCGACGCTAGCGGCAATATCGCCGCCATACAGAGGCTTGGGCGTGGTCTTGACCTTACCTTTCGGGAATAGATCAGTTAGCCCCCACACAAGCGCGTCAACGCGGTCTGGCGAGCCTTCGCCTTCATAGCCCGCTGCTGTCATTTGACACATTTGCGCCTCCAATTCCGGGAATGCTCCAACGTGGGAGACATTGCCGAGGCTGTATTGTGCGGAGATAGGTTCCGCGCGGACATGCTTGCCGCGTGATGCGTGAACGCGTCGGATGGGTAAGTCGGGCCGATAAGCGCGCAGCGTATGCTCACACATATCGCCGCCCTGATTGACCTCGATTACAACCGAGTCCGCGTCCCATTTGTCGTAAAGTGCGATGGCTCGTTTAGCCCATTGTTCCGGCTTGCCAGCTAGCGTTCCGTCCTCAAGCACATAAGCGCGTTCGTCTGCACCTCTGCCTGCCACGACAACGCCATGCTCGTTGCTCAATTCCTCAGCGCTGATTGCCGGGTCGATGGCGATCACAATGCGCTCCATGTCAGGCGTTTCGGCCCTACGCCCTTCGTTGATCGTCGCCATGTCCCAAATTGCGCCAACGACGGCGGGCTCGTATTCGCCATCCCAGATATGGGCGTAGCGGACGGGCTGCGAACGACGGTCTAACTCGCGCTCTGCTTCTAGTTCATCGCCGAAAAACGGGTTAGCGTCGTGGTTGACGCGCTTGATGACCGCATTGTCTGGCGGCGCATCGCCTCGGAAAAACTTGTCAATCGGATCGCTGGCCGCTCTAGGGTTCCAGCTAAACCACATTTCAGAGCCGGGCTTGCGAATTGTCGGGCGGAGTATTTCAAGCGACCGCGCTGTGATCGTTTGCGCTTCTTCAATCCAGCACCTATCGATGCCTTCCATGGATTTAACCGATTCGGCAGTTAGGTCAGACAGGCCGGAGAATATGAAAACAGATCCGTTCGCCCCGCGTATCTCATCGCGTGTTGATGTGTAGAACTCGCCAAGACCAAGCGCTTCGATCTTGTCATCTAGCAGGCGCTTAACGCTGTCCTTGATGCTCTTTTGAACCTCGCGCCCGCAATACACTCGGAGCCGGGCCTGAGCGGCTTGGAGCAAGAGCGCCGCCGCGAAGCTGTGCGACTTGGCAGAGCCGCGACCGCCATAGAATGCTTTGTATCGTGCAGGCTGGAATAACTCGCGATATGCGCCGGGCAACGTGTGCTCAGTCGGCAAAGCTGATCTTCACGTCTACGCCAAGATTGCCCTCGTGAGCGTTCGTGATCTTGTCGCCGTATTTCTTTGGAGACATGCGGGCCAACGCCCATTTGCGCGCGTCAATCCTAAGCTTGGACCGCTGCACATGTTCGCCGTTAACCGACCACCCCTCATTGTCTTCGCCATTGCGCTCCATCCAGTCGTTTTGACCGTCGTCAGCAATGTCGAACATCTCATCAAAGATGGCGTCTGCACGGGCTTCCATTGCGCGCGCGTATTGTTCCTGGAAGTCAGGACTTTCGCCAACCCCCCACATCACAGCGGAAGTTGCGGGCCTGTCATCCCCAGCCCAAATTGCCCGGAGGCTTTCGCCCCCCAGCCTTCGGCGGCCTATTTTCTCCGCCAGCTGGTTTGTGAATTTGGACCGGGCCATATCACCGTCCCCCCAAAACAAAACACCCCCAGCCGGAACCCGGCGGGCCCAACACCATACGCCAC